GTTAGAATTAATTGTGGAGATTCCGTCTCGAGACAAATTAGACGTTGATAAAACAATAGATCGCAAATTATTAGTATTAGATCCACTTACCGTTGAAGATAATGCAATATAAGAATTAGCCCCGCTAATTGTAAATGCGGAAACACTATTCACTGAATATTGAATTGTTTCTCCAGAAGAAAATCTGTTATTTGCTATAACGTCTGCAGCATTCTTTTCGTCAACATAGTATCGTGATAAATTCCAAATAGAACTCTTAGAAGAATCTGTTACATCAGTTGCTAAAGATCCAGATAATGGTTCAATAACCAATACACCAGTTGAAGAATCAATAAATCTCCATTTTTTAACTCTTCCAAAAAACGTATATGCTGGAGTTATGCTGTTACTATATTCTAAGAAATCGTAAATTGAACTGTCTGTCGTTTGATATACCAAATCATCTTTTTGGAAATCTGTTATCGATAATGATGCTGCACCAGCGCCTTTTTGAATTTTAACACTGATAAAATTATCATTAAGATAAATTTGATTGTCTGTTGCATTAATTGAGGTGCCGAGAACTTCAGCATAAGCATTTGATGATGCTCCAAACAAACCTTCATTTATTCGAAGATTTGCTATAGCTGTAGATGATGTTACATTGATGTAAGATGCTCTTTGACAAAAATTATTAACTTTAATTTCATCGAAGAAAATATTTGCTGTGTTATCTGGCTTTACCCCTAAAACTGCAAAATTAATATCATTTTCTCTAATAAAAGGTGTTAAACCAGCAGTTACTTGAGGAACAACGGGATCATTTTGAAGTGAGCGAGGATTAACAGCGCTTAATCCAGATAACTCAAGTTTTCTTAATGCTAAAAAATTTTTTGCAGGATTACCCATGTTTTTTCCTCAATTAATCTCTGTCTTGTCTAAAACTTGAAAAGTCGCTTAATCCACCACTTAAACTCAAAGAATCTGGTGCAACATATATAGATTCTTCTCTCCAACCTGGTTGATATACAGGCTCTTCAGGAGTCGTAGAATTTATTGGAACGGCGACGCCTGTCCAATTAGTTAACATTGTAGTTGGCGCCACAGCTGTTACACTGATATTTACTTCAGTTGTAGTTGTTGGTTCTGTTGCAGTAGGTAGATTTGAAAAATCAGGAACTGTTATAGTTCTGGTTACCACTGCTGGGAAATCAGATCCCACTAAAATATAATCATTATACAACAAATTATTATAGTTATTAGCACCTAATTGATAGACCAAATCTTGATCGATTGCAGGATTCAATGGAGGTGGAGTTTGAGGTAGTTCAAATCTTCTTCCATATGAATCTGTAATGGCAGGTTGATGTTCAATTGAATAGAAGTAATCGCTCTCTGGTGTTAAAGTAGCAAATCCTTCAAACTTGGCTATAATTGCTGTTTGAACTACAGAATTTCCAGTGTTTGAATAATTTCCTTGAGAGACAACTGGTGTTTCATTATAATTTAATGTAATAAATTTATCACGAATTTTGACATCAGATGTATTTACAGTTGAAAGTGAAAATACATTTGGTATTTTAATCGCAGATAATAACCCATTTTCAATAGATGATTTAAAATCATTATTAACATCAACAACAGAAAGATCAACAAATTCATCAACAACCATTCCATAGATTGGTTTATTGATTGTTGGAGTTTCTGGCGACTTTGGTGGATCAGCAATGGTATCATTTTCGAGTTTACGCAACTCAATATCTTTTTCAACTAATGCCAATCGTTCATCGATTTTTGATATATCTCTCATAGTATATCTTCTATTTTCGAGATATTCTAAATCAACTGACTGCAACGTTGCGGTATAAGCTGGGATTTTCAACTTATAAATTGTCATTGCATTTTCGTCAACAAATGGTTCTTGTGGATTTAATGAAGGAACACCGCTAATTAATTTAAATTCTTTTTCTTTTGTTGCAATGACTTTATCTATTCTAGGCAAATAGTATTCGAAATCTAATTCAAACGGCGAATCAGGTTTGTGTAAGAAACTGCTTTGTAGAACAATGCTTGGCGTGACGACTGATATTGTTCCATTTGTGCAAGAAGTTGCGAATGCAGAGGAAACAGAAATCGTCGTGGCATTAATGACAGAGTTTACAGTCTTTTGCTCTCCATTAACTCTAATGATGGTTCCTTCTTTGATTGGAGGATTTAGTGCGTTAGAAGTTAATGATGTATTTGCAACAATTAAAACACTATTGACTGCAGTGTTAACTTTAGCTGATAGGTTAGTTAACACATATGGATTTGCGTCAACGCCAGATGTTCTGACTGGTCTAAAGTCAATCGAATCGCGAAGGTTATACAATTCGCCAGAAGAACTCTTATAAATTGGAATTTGTTCTGATTCATACAATGTATTATTATATGACTTACCAGAGATATACCCACCAGGGCTCGTGCTGTGCGTAAAGTAATCTAGGAACACTACAGTTTGTCCACTAGGTGGCTGTGATCCTGGCTTTAAAATTATTGAAGCGTGATCGTAATATCCATCTTTTTGACCACTATCAAATGTATATCGATCAGTAACATCAATTTTATTGCTTACGTTAGGAGCGTGAGAAACGTTTCCAGAATCGTAAATCTTATTAATTCGAATTACATCAGATAAAAACAATGGTTGTTTTTCGCCTGGAATTTTATTTACAACATTAGCACTAGTGTGCCAAACTATTCCGTTTGAAGAATTAATCTTAACTTCACTAAATCCATTTACAGAGGTCGCAGATGCTAACGTATCAAATGCAGTAATTGCAGCATTCGATTCAATTAGCGTTTTACTTCTGCTTGCTGCTGTATTTGCATTGGTGATTTTAGTTGTTAAATATACATCACCAGTAAATGTTGAGCCTGAACCACCATTTGTATACAATACTATTTCTGACGCGCTAGTTCTATATACACTTCTAGCACCTTCAGTCATATCTAATATTTTGCCAACATTTGCACCAGAAGATGCAACAACAATAATATTTTTATTGATAGCTGAATCAGATAATGTGCTTCCATTAGTTCCAAAATCAAATGTTTGTCCTGATGCTAGAGAAACTGTAAGTGCACCATTTCCTGTAAAAGATTGCTCTCTTAGAACTAATCTTCTATAAAACTCAACATTAACATCGCTGGAACGTTTAATATAATAATTTGGTAGCGGATACACCATAATATCATATGATGAATCTTCAATAAATGTATTTCCTAGTGTAGTTTTACTTCCAACAGAAACATTAGACTGTAGGTTTGCTGCGCTGAAGGATGTAGTATTAGCAACCACTAATGATTTTGTTGAACTCAATGGCATTGTCAAAACAAATCTATCTGAATCAACGACCGAGGTCTTGAATGCAGGAGAAATATATGCTACTTTAGCAGTTCCGTCGTAGGAAACAATTTTAGCTGTATTCCCAACAGAACCAGATGTGTCTATTAATGTAATTGTTCCATTTTGATACGCATTAGCTGTGCTCGAAAAATGCGGCTTGAATTTAACAGCTGTTGTATTTGATGAGCCATTTGCGCTGCTGATAATTGGATCAAAATTTACATCCGTCAAATAAGTGTAGAATACTTGATCGCTTCCAACTCTATCGATATTTCTAATTTTAGCTGTTCCAATTCTGGTAGAGAAATACTTCTCGCTTGTTCCAGAAAGATTAACCTCATTATTGGAGACGCAATGAACATCAACAGTCGTGAGACCATCAGAAATAACAATACCATTAGCACCGCCGAACACATTAGCAAGTTGTATTCTATTGCCATAATAAACACTCAAATTATAATCTAAATGCGATTTTGTTGTTCTGGCTCTTGGTGCAGGAATTTTTGTGGTGCCGATAGTTTCAAATTCGAATCCATTTACATATGCTTTTCCTGGTTCGACATTAATAATAAATGTGCTAGTATTTTCAGAAGCTCCAGCAGGAGTATTAGCGGACAGATTAATTCTAAATGGTCTTACTGCATAATTTCCTGACTCATCATATGTTCTGCGCGCAAAAGTTTTTTCTAATTCTGAATAAATTGGATAACTTACTTGTTTTGTTATAATGCCATTTTCAACTCTAAGTAATTCAAAAAATCTACTATCATCCACAGAATCTAATGTTCGTTTGGCTAGATTTAATGCAAATTGATAACGATGTGCTCCTGGTGCTTGATAATTGAATGCCTCTTGAGCTGGATCTAACAATGCATTATCTACTGATTCAGTCACAATTTCGTCATCGATTTCTAAGCCAATTCTATATGTTGGCGTGCTGCTGTATGGATCCAAAACAATAGTTTGTTTTGGAACTGTCACGAAAAATCCATCTACATAGAAAACACCATCATTGATAGTTGCAATAGAACCTATTCCAGTAAAATTCGAAGCAACAACATTTGCTGAACTGCCACCAGCTGTTGATATAGTTTGCCCACCAGTAAATCCTGATCCACGGAGATATCTGATTAGCAATGTTCTGTCGGTAGATGAAGAAAACGTTTGAATAACTTTAGCTCGTGTTTTAGGTGAGCCTGTGTTGAAAACTGTTAATCCCAAAAAATCTTCTAGATCAATGTCTAGGTTTTGAAATAATTGTTCTAATTTAATGTATTTTACGCCAGTATCTAATGTTAGATGCCCACCTAAAACTGGAGAACCATCTTTAAAAATATGGTCTCCAAATAACTTAATTTGATTCTGAATGATCGATTGTATTTGCGTAAGTTCTCTAGCCTGAATTGCAAATCCAGGGCGAAAGAGAATTCGCATGTAGTTTTTTTCTAAAGCACCATTAGTTGCTTCAAAATCGTCCCAATATGGGCTTGCATTAAAATCTGGCATTAAAGTTACCTATAACGTTAAAATTCTATAACTAATTTTACAGTTTCTGTTTGCTCTGTAGATCTATAGATTGGAGCTCGATTTTCCACATAAAACATTTCGCCTGAAAATATATTTATATCTGGTTTTGCAACCGAGTATATTGTGGATGTTATAGATGGAAAATCTTTTTGTGTGATTTGTTCTGACAAAATAGCATCAACGTTACCGCTTATATTGTTTAGATACAGTATATTGTCCGTGTTATTAAAGTGCACCACCCTGGCTTTAAATATTGCATTGTCATAACTGTTGCCAACGTAAACTTCCGAATTCTCAGAAAAATCTGATCCACTGGCAGGAGTTGATGTATACACAAGAGTATACATTGGTAGATATGTTTGAGTCGCAAATACACCATTGCTTGCGTATTTCGGATCTTTCACAATGCTTATTTGACGAATAGAATCTTCATCAGTATTTACAATAGGATAATTTCCCTCTAAATCGCCCTCAAAGTCCAAACTAATCATTCTATATGATGCGCCTAATTCTCTAGCCACACTTGAACCATGTCCATATTGTGGGCTCACCACCACTCTAAACGATGCTTCTTCTCCGATAGTAGTCTGAAGTGGGTCATCAACAGTAAATGTAGCAGTTGTGTAATTATTGCCACCATTTACAATATTAACATCGTTGATAACACCCGAGGCAACATCTACAGTAACATTCGCGCTGGTTCCATCTCCAGTAATTGTGCCAATTGCGTAATTGTTAACAGATCCACCTGCATAGTAGCCAGTGCCACCAGATAATATTCTAACGATATCTATTCTACCGTTTCGCGTATTGTCAAATACAATTGACTCTTCAACCACAGGCATAAATTTGTTTGTAAAGAATTTATTTTTTAAACCAGAAGTAATCGTATACATATACTTCCACTTATAACCATCGCCTGTTTCGATAAATGGATTTTCTGGCAACTGACCACCAATAGTTATTTCTGGCATAATGGTAGATTGACCGTTAGCATTATTATCCAAACATTTAAACACCTGATCGTATGTGTTTCTTACATAAAATTTATTGTAATATTGAACATCAGAAGTTGATACTTTAAATAAGTTAGCAGAAGTATATGCTGAAGAAAAATTAGTATTAACATATAAGAAAGAACCATTCGGTGTGATAAAATGGATTTCTTTAGTTTCTTCTCCAATTCTAATAAGTCCACCAACTGTTAAATTTGCAGAAACAGAAGAAAGATTAATTCCATTTGCAAATACAGTATTAGATGAACTTACATTTACGTTGCCACCTGAAATTTGAGTTGCGACGTTTTTAGTAAAAACATTAAGAGTTTGATCATATGCCGCATAAATTGTTGTATTAGCCCAATCGACGCGAGGAATAACAGGATGGATGTCATTATCTGTTAATCGCTTCATTATAACGCCGTCGCGCGACACTTTATATCGATAATCCGTAGTGTCATTCGGTTTTTCTATGGTAACGTCATCTAATAAATTTGTGTTAGAAACGTTTGGCCAAGGAACAGTGCGCGAAAGCATAACATATACGTTTGCCAATGGCAATGATATCATTTGAGAAAAATTTTTTGCGTTTGTTACGCCGAAGTCTTTATAGATTAATGATGGCATTTTTTATCCATTAGTGCTAATAATTTTATATTCTACAACATTCAAACGTGGGTTTCTTAAATACATAACATTTGCATTTGAAAATCCGACAGAATTATTAAGAATAATTTGCGTATTTGAAACATCAGAAAGAAGATATCGATCATAAATTGTTCCGCTAATATTGAAAGAAATATTATCTCCAGCTTCTAAACTTTCGCTACCAACATAAGAATTAGCAAACAACGTTACATTAGCGTTTCCGCCGCTCGAGTTTGCGATAATTCTTAACCTTCCGTCACCAGGACCACCGATTGGACTCTCAAGCCAAACAATATTTGCATTAACAACATTAGCAACAACTCTAGTATATTGCTTAAGAGTTGCAGTTTCAGTGCTATTTATTAGTAATAAATCACCAACATTAACAGTAGATGTAAAGTTAGCATTGTTACCGTATACAACGTTGCTTGCATAACTAGTATTAATGTTTGATCCTATTAATGTATTTGATATGTGTATATTTGAAGTAATTTTGATACTTTCATTTAAATCGTTTTTAATTAAAAACTTAGATAATAATTGAGTTCCGACAGGATGTATAATTTTATTGATAGTTTCTTTATAATTATACAATGATTTCTCTGAACCTATCTCGTATGAGAAATTATGATAATAATCATCATTTTGAATTCGTTTGTCTGAACTTGGGAATCCATCAGTGTTCAAATAGAATCCAGTATATTTGATTAATCCTCTTAAAAATTCTGCATTCGCTTTTGCTAATCCATTACCATAATAATGAGGATATGCTCTTTCTACAGCATCGTTTATATCATTAAATGAAACCGTTGCATTTGCTGTAAATAAGTTTACAGTTAAATTGCCAGACGAAGTCGCTAAATTTACTGGCAGTGACGTATTCAATAATCCACTGTATCCAAAGACACGAATAACTGAATTTTGTGAATCTGGTCTATACACATCATCAATAACGCCTGTGAATGTGGCATCAACATTTGTTGCGCCTCCTTGCCAAACTGTCTCACCAGAAACAACTATAGTTCCTGCAGGAAGATTATCAGTTAAGATATCTACAACTTTTAACGATACTACTGGAGTTTGTTCGTAATCTAGCCCACGACTTATTATTCTAAAGTCTTGAATTCTGCCTATATCATCTGTTTCTGCAGTTATAATTTCTCCATCGCTCAATCCATACAGGATAAAATCAGCATTAGAGCCAGCAGATACATTCGAACCATTAGCATTTAAAATTCTAATGGTTGGCATTTCATAATACCCTTCACCACGATTATCTAGATTTATTCCTGTAATAGAACCATTTGCGTCTACTGTTATGGTAGCATTCGCGTTACATCCAGTGCCAATAAAATCTACTGAATCGGTGCTTGAATATCCACTACCGCCTCTATTAATAATTATCTTACCAATTTTACCAGTTCCGCGAACATTTGGTCTATAATCCAATATTAATTGGAAATTTAAAATATTTACAGCAGAAATATTATTGGCAAAAGCTCTATCTAGATATAGCGTTTTAACATTAGAGCTAGTATTTGCGTTAGTTACGACGTAGTCAATAACTTTAGAATAGTGAGAAGTTGTTCCAACATCTAAGAATAATCTTGTTCCAGTATAAAATCCATTTGCTAAACTATATGATGAATTGGAAGAGCTTAAACGAATAGATGGCGGTGTTCCAGTTTTATTGTAATTCGAAAATTGCCCTGATGGAATCAACATCAACCCTTCATCTGTTGCATAATCTGAATCATGAAACGATTCAACATCAAACGTTGGAGGTTCTTCAAAAAATGATCCACCATTTAATAGAGTTAGTTGACGAATCGACCCAAGTAATAGCGATTCATATGTAAATGCTGTTCCTATTTGAGTTTGCGCATTCGCAATCAAAAGAACATTGCTAGTTGCATTTGGCGATACAGCCAAGGCAGTTGATAAAGTTGCTATTTTGCTCACACCATTATACGAAGCAATAGTAGCCGCATTCGGGCTATTAGCAGCACCTGTTCCACTTGTTATTTTTAATACCAATGTATTATAGTAGTTATTTGCAGAACTTGCTGTAAATGTTGCTGTATTTAAATTAACAGCTGTTGTAGTATTTCCAGGATTAGTTATTAATCCGACTCTAGCAGACGCATTGTCAAAATCATATCCATTTTCGTTGTTTAATGTAATATCTCTTTTATACACAATTGAATCTGTATTGAATTGAATTGTGTTAGAGTTAGATGCATCTTCCCATATTCTAGATACAACAACGTTTGCGCCAATACCTGTATTGGAAAAAATTCTAACTTGAGAATTAGGTGTTGCTCTGAAAAGATATCCACCAGAATTAACTGTCAAAGATTGAATTGCACCAGTTGAAACATTGTTAACAACTGCTATGGCTTTTTGTGCATCAGGTGTGTCAGCAAGACCACCGAAAAATACTACAGGATCACCAGTTTTATATTTTCGACCAGTTTGAACTATTCCAGATCTATTTCTGAACAACGTTAAATTTGAAATTAAAGATGCAATTTTAGATTTAAATGTTCTAGAAACACCCTCTGCATCTTCATATTGAACAATTAAATTTTCACCTTCATTAAACAATCTAGTAACATTTGAAACATATAGTTCGACTATTTCTCTACCAGTTGTTTTGTCAACTGTTTGAACAGCCTTTTCTATAATACAAGTTGTTCTAGAAATTTCTCCAATACCTTGTCTGCGCTCTAAAAGAGTTACATTAAAATTAGAATATTCGCTTAAAGTTACTCTGTATAACTTTTGTGTATTATATGTTTGTGCATTAGATGTATTGGCGAATGGTATTTCTACTCTTAAAAAATTACCAACAGAATTAACACTGGTTACCTTTCGTTTTTCTAATCCAATTTGGATATATGAATTAGCTGTAATTCCTGCTGATACTAAATTAATTCCATTTGCATTAACTGTGTTAGCAGTAACAGCAAATACGTTTACATTTCCGCCAGTAACTAAAGTTAGTTTATCAGAAAAAATTAATCTTAATGCTTGAGGTAATTTCCACTTACCATCAGATGCTTTAATAATATCTTCTTTTGGAAAATATACATCAATATCTTGATTATAGAGAACACTAAACAAAAATTTAAAAGAATCTGGCGTTCCTTTTTTAGCATAAAAATCACGCGCAGCTTTTATAATTTTTTCTTTACTTAACGCAGTTTCTTCTGGAAAATTTGGTATAATCCGCTCTTTAAAATATTTTAAAAGATCAGATCTAGTAGAGTCAACATCAATAAAATCGTATAATTTTTTATTTACATCTAATACTTTACCTGAACGTTCTAGATATTCATAGTATTTTTTTAATAAACTGACAAATTTAGGGTGATCTGCTCTTACGAAATCTGGTAATTGTGTTTCTACAATTGCGGATGTAAAGTTATTTGCAAACATTAATCTAGAGGCGTCATAGTTATGTTAATTGAGCCCAAACTTTCATCATCAATAGTTAAAATTCTGCTTCTAGCAGATTCAAAACTAGTTTTTGCTGGTTTGGCGTTGAATCTTAAAATTTTAAGCGGATCTTCGATGCTAGTTGGATCAAATTGCCTTAAAGTTATCTTACCCAACAAATAATCAACAACACCTGCTTCTGGATTTAATATCGTTTTGATGTTATTGTCGTCAAAGAAGAAACTACGAATAACACCATATCGACCTTGAATTGCTGTTGTTAATGAAACAGTAGTATCTAATTCGTCTTCATAATATATGTTAGCCGCTGCAGTTCTGTAATTGACACCTGGATTGTCAACAATAATTTGTGTTATTTTTCCATTAACAATTATAGGGTATGCATTTGCACCAACACCATCTCCTGAGATAACGATAGTTGGAGCAGTCAAATAGTCTGTTCTTGGAGCAGTAACAATTCTAACTGCCTCAACACCTGAAGATGTGCCTGGAACTTCTTCGAAGAAACAACTACGAACAACCCCTTCATTGTCAAATTGTTTAAATGCTGGCGTTGAACTTATTTTGAATTTTGGATCTTCTCTACTCAATTCAGTTCCGTAATCAAGTGTGTAGTTTCTTGCTGCGCCTATCTGCGGAATTAATCGTTTTTCTATAACAACTTCTGCATCACTATAGTTGATAGATGCATCTGCGTCGTCGATATTTCTTAATAATCTAGACAGTTTAAATTTGCTATTAAAATTATCTAATTGTTTATCTCTAAAATCCACCACAGAATTTCTAATAATTGTTTTTAAATCATCTGTTGATCTATTGGTCTTAGATTTAGTATAAAATACTTCTATAAACAATCTTATATAATTATAATCCACATCAACGAATTCTGGGATTACTGTAACGACACAAATTGGTTTAATAACATTATTAATAACATTTAATTTTTCTGATTCTGTAATCTCAAACCCAATTGATGGTTTTGCGGCAACGAATACCTTACCATAAATTGGCGGATCATTATCTTCGCCGCCCCAAACATTAACAGCTTCGAAGTATGGATATTTTTGATTTATAATACCAATAATATCATCTTTCGTCACACCTCTGTTGTTTGAGATATATGCTTTAGGTGCACTAAATCTAATTCTATCTATAGGTTCGCGATCTGAACCACCAGAGGCAGCTTTTACTGGAAATATAATGCTATTTGTAAATCCACCGACTGAATCTATTAATGAGAATGCATTGACTTTATTTGCAGCAGCACCGTCTGTTTTGATGTATGTTACGATAACAATGTTACCGTTTACTAATTTTTTACCTATAACATCGTCACCAAAATATATTTTATACTTACCATCTTTTGATTCGTCTAGATAATATACGTTTGAGGTTGAGGTTACTTCAGTCGCATCAGTTGCAAGTATATAATTTTCTTTTCTTAAACTTGTCGCGGAATCTTGCACAAACACTTGTATTGATGATACATCAATTCCAGCATCTGGCAATTCAAATGACTGTGTTATATTAGAAGCTGCATCATATGTAAAAGAATATGTCAACGGTTGACCTTGGTAGATGAATAAATCCCCAAAACAAAAACGATCACAAGTAGAATCATATTCTGCTACCTTAGATGTTAAATTTACAAATGTAAATGAGACTCCGTTGAATGGAGCTGATTGAAATCTAGAAAATTTTGGTAGAGTTAGTGTAGTTTGCGTATTTCCAGATGGTCTAGAAATTTGCAAATTAACAGTCGCACGAGAACCAACTGTAGAACCAGGAGTATATCCCAGCATTTTTGCATGGGAGACCACAGAATTTCTTAAAACTGCAGTATCCAAAAACATTTCATTAGCAATCATATTATTATAAAAAGACATATAGTGCGTGTTATACGCAAGTATGTCTAAAAGCACACTCATGCCAGATGCTTCGAAATCGAAATCTGAAAATTCTTGTTGATCGCGTAAAAAATTCTTTAAATTATTTTTAATGCCATCAAAATCTAATTCTGTGACAATTAGTTTTTGGTCTGTATTTGCCATTAACGGACCTTCTCTAAGAAAAAGTTAATTGTAATTGGTGATTCTAGGTTATTTATGAAAAATCTAAGAGTAATGTCATATCGTTGTTGTTCTGGATTAGCCTGAACTTGAACCGCATCAACGCCAACGCGAGGCTCAAAATTCTTAATGGAATCCTCAATCTCAGATTGAATTATGTTTGCAGTAATAAACGAAACATCTTCAAACAGCAATGACCTAATTCTAGATCCGAATGCAGGTTGAAATGGTTTTTCACCGACATTGGTTAGCATTAAATTTCTAAGCGCACCGATGATTGAAGAATTGCCTATTCTCTTAACCACATCTTTTGTGACTGGATGAACGCTGAAATTTAAGTCTAAGTCTTTATATGTTCTGGTTTCAATCGCCATTTATATGCCTTTTTTTATATTTAGCAAGGTTTTGCGCATGGATCTTCTGGGATTACAACATCTGGATTTTGATCGTCAATTCCACCACCGATTACATCGCCACCAGCTGGATTTCCATCTTGTCTTGGGAACGGACCAGATATACTATCTAATTCGTCGAATAAATTATTTGCAGAAGGAATATTGGTGTCAATATCTGGGCTATTAGGAGTGTTTAGATTAGGATCATTGTATTCACGATCGAAATCATCTAATATGTCAATAAAATCGCTGGTTGTCGCGTCGCACCCTTGTCTTTCTGGATTAGGCTGCAAAATTAAATCCAAATAATCGTCGGAATCAGTTGCATTTCCGCCTTGGTCTTTACGTTTTTTCTTAGAACAAGACATTGAGAATAACTTAATCATTCCCTTTACTAAACTTTTAACTTGATTAATTACAGCAAGATCTTGCTCATAGATATTCTTCGCATCATTTTTAATTGCTGTTAGTCTGTTTATAGATCCATTAATTGCAATAACAACGTCAGTGTTGCTCAAGGATCTCAAAGCATCATCTCTTAAATCATATTTCATTTGAGTCAATGCATTTTTAGCTCTTCTCAACAACTCTTCTTCGAGTAATGACTGGGCAGCATCTGTTGGTTTAGATGCATTAACGCTCTGATATGCTCCATTAGCTCTTCTAACTTTAACAGTAAGACCATTTAATAATGTTGTGTCGCCCATTATTTGCCCAGGCAAAGTAAATGCGGTAATTATGCCATCTGGGTCAACCAAATCTTCTGTCAAATCAAGATACGGAACTTCATTTGTTATTTTAAAGATTGGCATTCTTTCAGTGTATCTTAAAGAATCGTCCACAGTTATAGAAGTATTAGTGACAGAAACTACATTGTATTCTTTATTATCATAATAAATTTTATTATTTGCTTCTAAGACGCTTGTAAATGTCGTTCCAACTCCAGTAATTACATTATCTAAACACAGTGAATTAGCCACAAATGGAGTCTTGACTGATATCAATCTTTCATTTGTAAATGTGAACGCTGTATTGACATTAAATGAACTTTCTTTTAACAAAATTGTATTTGATACGGAGTTATTAAATGGTAAATATACTGTTAGATAATCTCCAAGCGAATTAATGGTATTAATTTGACGAACTTCACCATTTACTGAGATAAACATTCCAGAACTGAGTAAAATATTTCCAGTTTCGTATCCCCCTATTCCACCATTAACCGAAAGATTACAACTTGTTAAATTTAATGTAGATACAGAAGCTGTGGTGACTTTAACATTATTTGTTGTTGTGTCTATAGAAACTGTTCCATGGAAAGTTGGAGTAAACTTTTTACTTATGACTGTTCGTTCTTCTGTATCGACTACTATTACATCTCCTATATTTACAATAGGATAAACTCTATTGCTTAAATTTGGATACACCACATTTGAAGAAATAATATGAACTGAAGAATTTTGAATAGTGACATTACCGTAAATTCTTTGAAATTCAAACTTTACTGTGGCGCCTCCTAATCCTGAAAGACTATCTGTGTGCTGCTCCATAGTTCTAAACGTAGAAGCAAAAGAATCTTCTGCCGCTGCCAACGAAGATAGTTCTCCAATACTAAATGGTCCAAGTTTGTAGTTCGTATTTGCCGAAAATTCCACTACCTTGCCAAGTCTATCTAATAATTCTGTTCTAGCGCTTACAATGCTTGGTGCAGTATTACTGAATAAACCTGGCAATGCAGCCTGAAGCCCAGCATAATTATTTGCTGTTAAAGAGTCTAAATCAGCATTTAAATCATTAAATCTAGTTGCTAGTGGATTTAAAAAATCCTTTGCGAATAAATTTCTAACAGCATCTGATACTCTTTGCGCGTCTCTTTTAATGCCTGCAAGAAATTGCCCCAGCGTAGTGTTTGCAAACATTCCACCCAATTTCGCGAATGGAATGGGCTTCCCTGTAAACATAATTGCCAAGGTCTGAAGAAGCGGTAATCCTCCGATCAAACAGAGAATTATTTTAATAATTTTGCCTATAATTTTACCTAGGAAGACACGTTACTCCCATAAAATGTTTCTTTTATTTTTAAAAGAATTAAATAAGAATCATATTTTTGTTTTAGTTCATGAGAATACATAAAATCCTTATCAGATTCTGACAAAGGTAAATGTTTAATCATTTTTGCTAAAATTAAATTATACTGTTTGATATCATCTTGTTGTATGCACATTGTATTTATTTCAAGTTTCGGCAGCTTTATATGCGCTAGTGTCTGGCTCAGGGTCTCTCGTATTGGATGATTCCTCAAATCCAGTAACATTGATTAAATTATCATTGTCTTGTTTCAATTCATTTTTAGGTAGAGTTACATCTACCTTAACTGATTTCGTTGCTTCCTCAATCACTGCAAGCAATTCGGCGCCAGTTTCAGTAGGTAATGTTTTCTTTTTTCCAGTAACTGTCACTGGTTCTAGAACATCAGTCCCTTCTCGATCTTTTGCTAATTTTGAGAATACATCAGTTTTTGGCGGCTGAGCTGCAGGAGCAACCTTTGCTAAATCCGCTCCAGCCTTCATATCTGGACCACTAGCAAACGAAGCAGTTGGACCAACTTTACCAACTGCTGGTATATTGGAATTTAAATCTTGAATTCCAGCAGTCAATAACAATTGTGTGATTAATTCAATAACGCTACTTTCAATGTGAGTCATAGCTCCACCAACAGAAGTCACGCCAGAACTTTTAAGAACTGTTTGGAATCCACCATAAATTTTAGCGGCATTTGCTGCAGCAATATTTACATCTGCGCCACTTAAATGAGCCAGTAGCCCCGCGAGATGAAGACCACCAGCTGCCTTTATTTTTGTGTCGCTGGAAGAAGCCATTTGAATTTTGTCGGCAGAAATTAATTCCAAACCACCACACTCTATTCTTAACTTACCATTTACACGCAAATACATGTCTGAGTCAACAGTTTCATATTTTTCACCATTAACATAACTTCTGTGGTCGCCCATCGTTACATCATAGCGACTCTTTTGTGATTTAATTTTTGTATGCCCTTCTGGTAAAAATTCCAAAGTTGATCCAGTTCTGTGAGATAACTGAACTCTTTCATATCCTTCTGTGTCATCCATCTCAAAGGCATGACCAGACTCAGTTTCAGTCACATTATTAAATGGATACATGGCATTGTAAGATGGGTATGGCTCATCCCACGTTACACCTCTAGCTGTTTGGATGTCGGGGATTCTTGTTTTTCTTTGTATATCAATGCTTGTATTTGCAATAGAACTTGGTTCTATTCCTTGATAAGCACCATTCGCAGTTGATCTATTTGGTCTAGCCAACCTTGAGACTGTAGGCTCATCTAATACAGAAGGATTTCTTTTTGCTGTATCATTAACAACATTAATTCCTCTGCTGTCTCTCTTTACGCTAAATTCTTTTATTTTTCTGGGAAAATCTTGAGCAGCTTTTTCAGCATCTGTGTATGGGTCTGTAAATCCTGCATTATTCTGGCGAATCTCTACTGGAATTCCAGGAACAGTTCCAATTATAATAGGATATTCCCCATGAGAACCATCTGCGAAAAATCCAAATACCATTGTTCCTTCTGCTGGCGCTTGCACAGACTTAACTCCATATGGAACAATTGGATGCGCCCATGGAAGTTTATCTATTGGCAATTGATTAATATCGTCAGAATGCCAACCAAAACATCTTATTTGGCATCTTCCTAATTCTAGTGGGTCTAATCGATTTTCGACTACACCAAACCACCAAACAAAATTGTTTAATCCTAGAAAATCGTTGTTGTTCATTGTTTTTGCGCTAATTTATATTGTTGATTTTCTGCTGATAAATCTAATGGAGAAGAAACTGAGTTCTTAGATAACTCTAATTCAGTTTGTAATGAACCAGGAGTTATGACATGACGAACTGCTGTAATTAAATATTTACCAGAATAATATGGATCATTTACTCTTTCATTTTGAAAATTTGATGTAAATGCTGGGATAGTAAAATCAATCGTGTATCCAGCAGAATACTGAGGATTCCCTGGAACAATACAATGTATCTCTGTGTTGTTTATTAAATCTATCTGCATCATTCTTTGTGCTAATGTTTCTTCCACATGAGTATCTCTAGATCGTATGCCTTTTGACACAAAATAATTTGAATTAGTTCTGCCTTTATTTGTTAACCAATACTTCATGTTAGAATCATACTCTTGAAACAATGTTTTATTATTTCTATTTGTTGCATTATTAAATGGAAAATATCCATCGATCATAACATCAGCATTTAATTCGTTTAGAAGTGAAACATTGTGTTTTGTATATTTTTGTGTTATCAAATCTAATGTGTGAAGTTTACAAGAATAAGTTCCATTTTTTACATTTTTATTCACGTCAAAACATTTGTTAAATTTAAATGTATTAACGTCAGTAGAATTTATAAATGGAGATTCATCTAACTCAGAAGTAAATTTTGCAGTATTATACTTTACAGATGCGACCACGTCTTTTCTATATAACGTTTCTAACGACAGTAAGTTAAATCCATCTTTATTTTCAAAAAATAAAAATGGAGACAAAGATTGACTGAAGGATTGAGAGGCAAGATATTCAATTGCTTCTAGAGGTTTTTGATTTGTTATTGCAAATTCATTACAGCCAAAAGAATTTTCAAAATCTGCTATTTTATTCACTCTCGTTTTTAAATCAAATAAACAAATATTAAAAATATAATCAGAAGCATTTCCTCCTGATAATGATCTTGAGATAAGTTGTTGATTTGAAAAAATTTGTTCTTCAGAACAAAAATGTAACACATAAGTTTGATCTTGGCTGTTTGGAACTTTTTGACGATCTGTCACTTTAAATATTCTAAACGTTTTGGAGTATCGTTGGTCTCTTAAAGTTTCTCCAGGTCGACCAAATGTGATATACAAATACTCATTACCATGAATAGCAAGATCCATAAACATACCAACACCATCTCTGATGTTAATTGTTCCCGTGATTACAGGTTTAAATATATCTTCAAAAATATTAATAGCATTGAATAATCGTTCTTTATCTAAATCTCTGATTTTGCCATTAGAGCCTATTAACTTTAACTCTAGTATGACAATATCACGAGAAGAATTAATTTTATCTACTGAATCAACCATTTAAAATATTTTCCAATTCTAACAACACAGATGCAATATATTGTTTCTTTAAGATTTTAATCTCTCGATATCTTTCGTTTAATTGTTCTTCATGCTCGTATACATAGACAGGTTTATACGTCGAAACTGTGGATAAAGTAGCAACTATTCCACTATTTGCATTAGAATTATTTGCATAAAAACTAATATTACTTGTGACTGGATTATTAATATTGTTTGTTGTTATTGTATTTGACGTATAATCAAACTGGTCTAATGTCACTATCGTATTTGAAGTTGTTACTGTTGTTGGACCCTCAAGTTCAGATAAAGTTTGTTTGACTTCAAGAACATAGTGGTGTATGGTTGAATATGCATTCGCGATAGTTGGATAATTATATTGCTTGACTACCTTTCTTTCAAATGAATCTCGAGGGAGCGGCAAATTAAATAGTGGATCATCAAGTTGATTCACCATATTAATTATCCAATGATATTTAACGTCGCCATAAACTTTGAATGATATGATCTCAGGTGTATCTAAATCTTCGCATTGATATTTGTAAAAAGCCAACGCATTATTCAATACGCTATCATTAAATCTAAATCTTGTAAAAATGTTAGTGACAGTTTTTACAGAAGAATTTGATGTAAAATCGAATCCATATAGAGTTTTAGGAAATTGACTAAACAGCATCAGAATCCCTCTTGTATTGCTTCTCTATCAATGAATACAGTTTCTCTAAATTTCAGAGATAGCCTGATTGCTACAGGAGCACCATCGTAAAATGTTGTAAATACGCCATTTTCTGTGTAATCAATTGAAACATCTTCTAATACACATTTCTTAGTTCTGAATAAAAATTGATTTCTAGAATTATTCGCATCATAAAATTCTATCTCAAATTGCGCTGGCGGAATGAAGTATCTTCCACCCGTTTCTCTGGGAATTTGCGGTGCTGCATAAAATTTTAAATTCTTAATAATTGATAAAATTGTTCCTGACTCAGCTTGGTTTCTAGGAACTAATCTGAAATCCATAACAAATTGTCTAAAATCTGGATTAGAATAAATCATTTCCATTTGAGGGTTAATGACTCTTCCAGTTGTTGCGAATAATCCAGCTGCAGTAAATTTTTCAGAGCTGCCGATTAATTTTTCTGCAAGTCGACCAGCTGCTTCCATAATATATGGGTCTTGACCTGCCCCACCATTAGTTGATCCTAATGCTTGCGCAACTAATCCATAATTTCCTGTCTCTCCAGTCAAGGAAATTTCTTCATATCGATTAGAGTAAGAAACTGCTAATGTTTCTGGCATTAATAATGCTATTGCTCTGTCGAGTTGTTGTAAATTTCGTTTCAAAGCAAATTGCGAAATGAGTTCTTTGGATCTAGACCCAGCGTTTGTGAATCCAACAGAATTTCCCAAAGAATCCAATGCTGTTTGAAGTGCTTCGCCTCCAAAATTTGCAGCTGCAGCTCCTGCAGCAGCACCAGCAGCAACAGTGGCTGCTCCAGCAACAGCTGCAGGAACAACGCCTCTTCTGCCTAATGCCAACAATGCTAATCCAGCAGCATTTACTGCTGTTCCGCTACTTACTGCAGCGCCTCCAACAGCTCCGATTAGAGTAGCATTATTTGCTATCACCCCAGCAGCACCCTGCGCTCCAGCTACTAGCGACTGTGTGGTTAAATCTTGTCTCGGCACAGCTCCTGTTTGAGTTTCAAATATCTTAATTAAAACATAAGGGACTGGTGCATTTTCGATATCGAGAGGAAATTTTAATACTGTTAAATCTGCTCTGTTTAAAGATCTTATCGTTTCTGGTGTATTAATGTTGTTTGTGGAGGTGGTTTCATTTCCTGTTTGCCGAGCTGCGTCAACTGCATTCTTCATTGCTTGATCTATAGAAACAAATGTTGTTGTGGTTGCTGCTGCAGCACCAGTCGCTGCAACAACCCTTTGGGCGTTTTTATTTGTTCCTATATTTCGAAAAAAATTGGTTATCGAAGAAACACCAGGTATTCTAGTTGCAAATTGAGATAATGTTCGAACAGCTGTTAGTGCCATTAAAAAATTCCTATAAATACTTGATGGCTTATAGTGGTAAATTTAGTCCTAAAAATACTAATAAATATTTAGGCGACTTCACAAACATCTGGTATAGATCTCTTTGGGAGCGCAGAGTTATGCTGCACCTAGACGAAAACCCAAATGTTATCGGTTGGTCTAATGAGGAAATTGTAATACCATATTTATCGCCAGTTGACAATAAGTGGCATCGATACTTTCCAGATTTTTTCGTCAAACTAAAGAATAAAAATGGTATAATAGAATGTATCGTATTAGAAGTTAAGCCCATGCACCAAACACAACCCCCACAACAAAGAAGCAGAATGACAAAACAGTATATACGAGAAGTTGTTACATGGGGCGTAAATGAATCTAAATGGCAAGCTGCACAAGAGTATTGCCAAGACAGAAATTGGATTTTTAAGGTTATCACCGAAAAAGATTTAGGAATTTAATGCCATCATTAATCGATAAATTAAACAAAGAAATGGCGCTGGCTAATATAAAGCCAAGAACAGATTCAGCCAGAAGTTGGTTAGCTGGCAAAATATCTAGACTCACAATCCCAACAGATCGATCTAATGTATTGAACGACGCAACAAGAATCACTGGAAGAACGTTTGTTGGGAGAATGTATTTTTATGCATATGACCCAAAAGGAAAGGAAACTTTACCCGTATACGACAAATTTCCTCTTGTAATTCCAATGGAGATTTATCAAGATGGATTTTTAGGATTAAATCTACACTACCTAGACCCATATAGTCGTTTGGTGTTGTTAGACAAATTGATGGATTTTGTAAATAACGATAAATATGACGATACAACAAAATTTAATTTATCTTACGATTTACTATCACAATCTCGTCGATATAAAATTATAGAACCGTGTATAAAACGATATTTAACATCGCACATTAGATCATCAGTCTTATACATTGAACCCAAAAGTTGGGAAACAGCAATATTCTTACCAACAGCTAAAATGGTGTATAGAAAATAATGGCATTATTCGATATCTTAAAAAACACTTTATTGGGTCAAGGAACTCAAGCAGCAGAATCTGCATCGCCTTTAGATCGATTAGATGAGGTAACTGTTAGAGCATCTCCTAATGTAGACTACGATTTAAGTCGCTTTACTAATCAAAATTTTTTAAAGAGCGCTAAATTTGCTGTTAGATTTTTAACGATGCCTTCTTTCGTTGTAGATAATGCAAACGATCTAAGAAAACTTACATATTTGTGCGATTCTATAGAGTTTCCAGGACAAACTATTTCAACAACAGATTTTAGAATACCAGGAAAATTAAAAGTAAGAGCTCCTTACATGCGTGATATTAATGAAGTTTCTTTTACATTTTATCATAGTGCAGATATGCCTGTGTATGAATTGTTTAACACTTGGATAGGCAGCATATCACCGACAACTGCTCTTAACAGTTACTTCGATGAAATAGTTGGATACATATCTCTATTTCAATTTGAGGACACATCAACCTCCGTCGTGCTGCCAGGAAGAGGCGCAATACAAAATATGCGAGTTAATTTAATAGACGCATATCCGTTAAGTATACAATCTATGCCGTCTAATTGGATGGATGATGGATTCCATAAAGTAAACGTGTCATTCTTTTTCAGAGACATTGAAATTGTTCCAAAAAATACTAAATTTTAATAATTGGAGTTATTATGCCATTACCAAAAATTGATTTGCCATTATTTGAGATAAAGTTGGCTTCAGTGCCAAGGGTTATACAGTTCAGACCATTCTTAGTAAAAGAGGAAAAATTACTT